TACAGAAGTATTTGCACAGAGCACGGCACACAATGGGATGCCGAGATTGAGCAAGACATGCTCCCAATTGAGGTTGCGTTGGACTTTGTGCGATCTCTGCGATATGCCAATCTCTTAGTAGATGTATCAAGTTACGTAAAGATTGCGTATTTCGGGATCAACAATATAGACATGGATAGAATAACCTCTATCCAAAAATCATCACTCTTCCCCTATCAAAAGGAGGATGCTGTATGGCTTGCTTGCAGGAACCGTGGATTACTGGCCTCAGAGATGGGGACAGGGAAGACACCCCTTGTCCTAATGGCGTTGCCTCCATCGGATGTATGCAGATCTATTGTTGTATGCCCTGCATCTATAAAGTCTGTGTGGTATGATGAATGTCAGAGATGGCGATCTGATCTATCGCCAGTAATACTGTCGGGAAGGAACTCGTTTCGTTTTCCCGATTGCGGAGAGGTAGTGATCATTAACTACGAGATACTAAAGAGCGATGAGCTTAGTGATGTATCGTTCCCACTGCACCTCATTGCAGACGAGTGCCATTACTTGAAAAACTCTGCCGCGAGGCGCACTAAGTATTTCCGCAACCTCTCCAAGAACACCATAAAGGCCAATGGCAACGTCTGGCTTGTTAGCGGAACGCCCATGATGAATAACCCCCTTGAGATGTGGAACGTCCTCAATGCGGCAAGCTTGGAGAAGGATGCTTTTGATGGATGGAACACCTTCAAAAAGCTTTTCAAAGCGAGGAAGGATGAGTGGAATGCTTGGAAGTTTGGAGACCCAGATCCGAGTGTCCCAAGTCGAATACGAAGAGTCGCCATACGGAGGACGAGAAAGGAGGTGTTGCCAGATCTTCCAACTAAGATGTATCGAAAAGTGAGAGTGAAAATCAACAAAGCAACGTATGGCTTGTGCGATTCTGTACTAATAGAAGCAGACTTGGCAGGGGTAGATTTAGAGGACGCTGTGTCTGAGGCTATTAAGACGGGGACGCGAAGAACTTTATTTGAAGAAATCTCAGAGGCGCGGCGCGAACTCGCCACAGCAAAAACACCCTACGCCATGTCACTGCTCGACATGTATGAAGAAGCAGGGGAGCCTGTTGTTGTGTTTTCAGCACACCTCGACCCGATAAACATCATAAGCCAAAGAAATGGATGGGCTATTATTACAGGAGCAACCAAAACCGAAGACAGGGCAGACATAGTTAGAACATTCCAAGAGGGCAAGCTAAGCGGCCTTGCCTGTACTATTGCCGCAGGGGGCGTGGGAATAACACTGACCCGCGCCCACCAAGCCGTATTTATAGATATGGATTGGACCCCCGCCATGAACTTGCAAGCCGAAGATCGCTTGTGTCGGATCGGTCAAACGAGGGGAGTTGTGATAACAAGGCTAATCGCAGAGCATCCCTTGGATGAAAGACTTGCAAGTGTACTGATTAGAAAGCAAGCACTCATAGAAGCCGCCAACCTAAACTAACGGAGCCTCAACAATGGCAACTAAGAACATCAAGCTATCAGACATCACCGTGGACAATGATATTCAGCCGAGAATCTCACTAAATCAGCATGTAGTGAAGGATTATACGGAGAGGATCAAGGCAGGGGATACGTTTCCTCCGGTGGTTGTGATAGACGATGGAAAGAAGAAGTGGCTGTCAGATGGATTTCATCGCCACAGAGCCAATAAAGACCTGCGAAGAGCGACAATAGAAGCAATTGTCCGCAAAGGGACAAAGCGAGACGCTATCCTTGAGGCCATAAAGGCCAACGCTTACCACGGATTGCGCTTTAGTAATGCGGACAAAAGAAAAGTAGTTGAGCGACTACTCAAAGATGCTGAGTGGAAGAAGTTGTCGAATAGACGGTTAGCAGAGATGTCTGGAACATCAGAGTATTTAGTTCGTACTTGCATAGAGGACGATGGGGGCAGTCGAACTACTACGAAGGTGATTACGAAGGGCGGCAAAGAGCAAGAGATGGATACATCGGGGATTGGCGGGCATCAGAAGGAACAGGCAAAAGAGAAAGAGAAGGAACCGGAATCCCCCGCTACAGAGCCTGAGAAAAAGTCTTGGACAGCCGCAGACGATGAACCCCTTAGTGAAGACGAGACTCCCGTATCTCTTTCATCGGATGAAAAAGTAGATGCGGAAGGAAAATCACCTCTGGCCGATATGCCCTTTGATGTTAAGGGGAAAGTATACAGAGCTTTGAACTTGCTTTACACTGTGATAAAAGAGGTTGAGGATGTGAAAGGCATCTTCGGGGAATCTCTGGGGCAAGTCAAAGCTTCGGCATCAGATGGGATAGACGAACTAGGCAGTATACCATCCGAGCTTCGACAAGGCACCGTTAAGACGTTAAACGGAGCGAGAGAGTGGATACGGACGGGAACTATGAAAGGAACTGGACGGGGATCACAGACACCCAAAAACGCCAAAGACATCCCATCTGAGGCGCACAAATTAGTAAAGCTTTGGGAAGACACTATAGGCTTTCCACCAACCGCTAAAAATGGAGATGTGGTATCTTACGCAAAAGCATTACATGATATAGTGCGTATAGATGGGCAAGAGTGGGAGGTAGTCGAGGAGATTATTGTAGGGGCCAAAATGTGTTGGGTTGACGAGGGGATACCACTCGCAAGCCCCAAGGGATTACGCGATCCTGTGAAGTCGAAGTCGTGCAAGAAATGGGAGAGTATATGGGACAGCTATCGTAGGCACCCTGCATACAAGCCTCTTCGACCCGTCCCTAAGTGCCCGGAATGCGGAAAGGGATTGACTAAGGGACAGGTGAGTAGGAATAATAGGAAGTATATGACATATATCTGCCCCAAGCACCCTGAGAAGTCTATCGCGTTAGGGAAGAAGTTCATGCCGCAAAAGTTAGTGAAGGATTAAGCCGTGTATCAGTCTACGAAAGACGGTGATCGTAAGTTGATCGGAGTCGTGCCTGTCGGAACGGGTACAATTTGCATTAGTGATCCTCAGTTTGTACTCGATGCTATAAGTCTGCCAATACACCTACAGAGTATCGTCAGTGCCGCCGAGAAAGGAGACTACGGGACTGTTTATCAAAGGAAGGTTTTAGTGAATACTACTATGGATGGGGGATTCCCCGTCTACGCTGAATATGATTCAGAGGGAGATTATGAGCCGTCCCGCTTTGTCATAGAATTAAAAGGGGAGTAATAAATGCTACACCACACAAGGAGAATGCTATGAATGCCGCCACGGATTTAATGAAGACACATGAGAAGCAAGCGGTTGAGTCAGAGAAATGTATACTGGCCGTGTGCATGTCTGACAATAAGACAATATCCCTCGCGTCAAACCTTATACGCAAAGAGTTTTTCTACGAAACTAAGAATGGCACTGTATGGGCGGCTCTGCTCAAGATATACAACAGAGAGGGGGCCGTGGATCAGGTGATGTTAGCGGAAGTCTTGAGAGCACAAAAGACGCTAGATAAAGTGGGGGGAATACTTTACTTGGCCGATTTGACAGCCAAGCACTGGACATCACCCACTACTATAGAGTCGCACTGTAAAATAGTCAGGGAGTACTGGCTTAGACGATCCTATATAAGATCTGCGTTTGAGCAATTAAACAGCGCAAATGATTCATTGGAGACCACCTCATCTTTAATGGATCAGCACTCCCAAGTTATGCTTGGCCTAACCGCACAGTTGGGCGGGGATACAAACACGCATGTAGGGGTAGGCTTAGACGATACTGTTGCAGAGTGGGGAACAAAAGTCGGAGCATCTACGGGAATATCTGAACTCAATGCCCTTGTAGGTGGATTTATACCGGGAGACACGCACATATACGCAGGGAGGGCCTCTATGGGGAAGACGGCTCTTGCTATAGGATTCGTTCGGAATACGGTGTTTGTAGATAGGGTACCTGCGTTGTTCTTCTCGCTTGAAATGTCAAAGTCGAGAGTTCAAACAAGACTGATAGGCGCGGAGGCGAAGATCTCACCGTATAAACTATTTATGGCCGAAGAGCTTACGCTCAAACAATCGGGGCGAGTTCAAAAAGTGATAGGAGCGATGAAAGGAGATTGCCCACTCTTCATAGATGACCAAGCAGGGATTTCAATTGAGCAAATACGATTCCGAACTCGCAGATACATACAGGAGTATGGAGTGAAGGTTATATTTATAGACTACTTACAGCTTGTGACGTATGAGGGCAAGGCTCAAACAAGGGAGCAAGAAGTTGCGCGTGTAGCAGAGGGGTTGAAGGGCATCGGAAAGGATCTGAATGTGTGCGTTGTTGCTCTTGCTCAGTTGTCGAGAGAGACAGACAGGCGAGTAGGCAACAGACCCAGACTTTCAGATCTACGGGAGTCTGGGGCCATAGAACAGGCGGCAGACATCGTAGGATTCATACACAGGCCCGAGTATTACGGGACCACTTACGATGAGGAGCACGGAGACTTAGAGGGGAAGGCATTCCTTTTCATAGACAAGCATAGGAACGGTGAGATCGGAGAAGTAGAGTTGGAGTTTCGCAGTGACTATGCTCAGTTCACCGAACCACAGGAGGTTGTATGAGCAAGGGTGGGAGTGTACGGAAAAAGAATCAGACCCAACGGGATTTTGGCAAAAGAAGTGCGAGGGTTGGTGGAGCGAGAAACGGGGCATGTTCAGAGTGTAAAGATCATCATGTAGCGGTTGTGAGGGTGTCACTTTGTTTTAGTTGCTACGCAAGAGAATATTCGACATTGAAATCTTATATTAAGCAGAGGAAAAAAACAATGATGCCAAAAAGAGATGCAAGCGGGAAATTCATAGGAAGGCTCAAGAAATGACAAACACCGTTATCCCCCACAACGATGTGGAAGTAAGAGTTAGGGACGAGGCCACCCTTGTTCAAGAATGCCATGAGATATACCAAAGAAAAATAAAACCTTCTGCTGAGGAGGTGATTGTAGGATTCTGGGAAATCGGATGCAAGTATATCCAGTACGAAGCCGAGGGATGGATAGTTAAGGGATTTGGCGAGGGGACCGTAAAGAATATAGCCGAGAAGTTGGGGATTTATTGGACTCAGTTGTATGCGGCTAAGAGACTTGCGGAAAGGTGTCCCGCTGAGCAAGATTTGCGTAATTTGTTTTTCGACATGGGCCAAAAGGGGATGCGTGTTACGTGGTCATCTATTAGGAAGAATGTATTGCCCAAGAATGTGGGGATGCAGTCTGATTCAAAAAATCACGAACTTATGGCCGAAGGAGAAAGGGCGGCGGCTCAAGTTGAAAATGTCGTCACCCAAATAACGGAAGAGATAAATCGCGGAAACGTGTCTGATGATCAGATGGGGGAGATGGTCGGAGTCAGGTCTGCTCTTAGAGAAACGCTGACAGACGCGGAGAAAACTATGCAAGAGTTCCCAAGGCCACAGAGAGAAGGAGACCCAGATTACATACGTTGGATAAAGACTCAGCCAGAGTGGGCTTGCGTGATCACTGGAGACTTAGAGGCAGACCCACATCATGTTCAAAGTGTCGGGTCAGGGGGATCAGACGCACTTGTCATCCCTCTTTCGCGGGAGTTCCACACTGAGGTGCATAGCGACCCTACGTTCTGGAATCGACATAAGCTGGTCCTGTGTGAGTGGTTTTACAATAAGCATGAGATAGATGTGCGTTGGACGGCCCACTACTCATTTAACAAGCAAGATATAGGTAAGGGTTTGAATGGAGACTAAAAAGGCAAAATCTAAGGCAGGGAAGGTTGGGGCATTGCGCTCTTCTGTGTCAGATACAGCATTCTGCTTTGATGAAGTAGATGGCATGATGACCTTGCCCCCAGAGAACAGAGATACTCTTGAAGAGCAAGTTGAGTACATGCGATGCAAATTAAATAGACCCAAAGTAAAAGATAAAGATATAACTATCGCATTGCTACAGTGGCAATGGGCATGGTTACATATGAGGTATCAAACACCTGACAATTCAGAGAATGGACTTCGTATATTGAGGTGGCACACTTCTAGAGAAGTCTCATATAGAAAGGAGTACGAAAAAGATGAAGTGGCAAGAAGCGGCGAAGAAGAGTAGGCGCGGGGTGGCTGAAAGGTTCGATATATTGGACATCAAGCCCATCTTCCCAAAATCAGATGACGCGGAGAGGAAAATATTAACTGTTCGTGTAAATAGGTGGGAAGACGGTCACACTAAGGCTTATAGTTTGGAGCGTCCCGCTAGGATTTTCTTAGACAACTTGGGGCCTTACTCAGAGGGTTATGATGATTGGGAACCCGCACCTATTTAAAAAACATCGGCCTCCATACCACATAGGGCGCATCCTTGCCTGACTCTATCCTGACTTCTTCCTCATATGTTTTTTTAGGCAAATGAACTGGATGCGATCCTATGTGTGTTATGGGTTCTTTTAGCATGTTGCGGAATGGATTCGCCTTGTGAGACTCTCTAATGTAGCTCCAATTAAATTCTGGACCGGGATCAACCTTCCTGCCTGGAGATATGTGCTCGTGCCCTACGATAGAGGTTATGCGCGTAGTAAATATGTCATCGTAAAGTAGTTGAGTGAGCGAGTCCATCTGGTTATCTGTAAATCCGCTGTCGAAAGTCCCCACAAGTTCGTATCCCACGGCCCTCCTATTACACCACTTAGTCCCCTCCCATTTAGATTTCCCACAGTGCCACATCACAGGATATAGGTCATCGTACGCAACTACACCCCCATCCCTGTCGATCACATACTGAGCAGAAACCTTAGATCTATCATCCCCGAACCAATTCAGCGTCCCTTGGAAGTTCATGCTTCCGGTGTAGTGAACGACTGCAAGAGTTATGTCCTCAAGCTTCCTCACACCCCTCTTGTGGACAGTGGATCTTTTTTCAACTTCCATAAAATCACCCTTGACTTTCCATTGTTCCATTATTAAACTATTTAGTAATATAATGGAAAAGCTAAAAGAAACCGGAAGACCTCACAAGTTCACCACGCTAAATGCTCTCCAAGAAACAAAGAGCATGGTCAAGCAGTTGTCTGCCATAAGTGGGCGGCCTATATACATTATAATAGCGGAACTAGTAAAAGAAGAGTACGAAAAAGTTAAAAGATAAATTAGCGTCCTATAACCTTCTACCCGCCAGAAGTCGCCATAGGACGCATGGGTAGGGGCATAGCAATATGCCCCTACTTCCACTTAATATATAGAAAAGTGTAATGAATGTCGAAATAGATATTCTGTCTTTTACGGTGGGGGTTGTTGTGGGCTGGATGTTTAAGGTTGCCGCATCGAATATAACTCTCCCTTCTTTTGGAAGAGAACACGCCGACGATTCGGCACTTACAGCCATTGCGACCAGCTTACAAGATACGCGAAAAAAAGTCCGCTCTGAGCTAGACAAGATGGCAAAGCTTGTCGATAACTACAAAACGGCCAATGATGATGGGGGGCTAACAAAAGAAGAGGTGAGTGAGTTGTGCTCAATCTTTTATGCTTCTAATGACAGGCTAGGAAACATCTAAGCGCGTTATCCGCGCTTTTTTTGGGTCAAAAAGGCAATCATGTATACATATAAAGTGAAGCAAGTTGTGAAAATTGTAGATGGGGATACAATAGACGTACTCATAGATCTTGGGTTTGGCATATTGAAGAAGCAGAGGGTTAGGGTGGCGGGGATAGATACGCCAGAGAAAAGGACGAGGGACGCAGAGGAAAAAGTGTTGGGCTTGGATGCTACTGAGTGGATGACAGTAAGACTTAACGACCTAAAGCGTGATGGGCATGACTTGATCATAAAAACGGCCAAGGATGGGAAGTTTGGAAGAATGTTGGGTTGGTTGTATGAGAATAAAAAAGAAGATGAGCTAATTACGTCTTTAGGTGGGGTAATGTCTATTAATATGGAGATGGTGCAGGAGGGGTACGCGTGGGAATACGATGGCGGCAAAAAAGTTAAAGACCTTGAAGAGCTTAGAGAGATTCGCAGAGTGAGAGGGACTTTAAGTGAGTGATAGAGTAGTCAGTATAATAATACCGACATTTAATCAGAGTGAGCAATATCTAAGAGCCGCATTGCTTAGCGCGAAGCACCAGACATACCCTTGTGAAATAGTCATTATTGATGATGGGTCCGTGCCTTCGCAAGAGGGGTCTGTGGCAGAGGTCATGGAGGGGTATTCTGATGACTTTGGAGTGCCTTGTAAGTATGTGTATCAAGAGAATAAAGGGGTGGCTGGTGCGCTGAATAGGGGATTAGAGGAATCGACGGGGGAATTTATTCAGTGGTTGCCGTCTGATGATTTGTTCTCTACGAAGAAAACAGATCAACAGTTAAAGTTTATGATAGGCAAGGATTACAGCGTCAGTTATTGCTCTTATGAGGAGGGGATACCCATTACGGCCAACACATGGCCCGCCGCTCAGTATCCCACTCAATCTGATTTTTTCGATGCGCTGAAACAGCATTGTTTTGTAAATGCGGCTACTGTAATGTTCCGTAGGTCTGTAATAGATGAGTGTGGCGCATTCAATGAAGACATGGTACATGCACAGGACTACGAGTTTTTACTTAGGGTGGCTGAGCGGTATAATTTCGCGGCATTGAATGTTCCCCTTGTGAGGCGCAGGGTACACGAAGGACAGATGTTGCGAACCCTTAAAGATCCAGAAGAGAGAGACAAGAAGCGGCAAGATATGGAGTACATAAAAGATAAGTACGGGGCAGGGGGCCATGTCTGGCTTCCAGACCTTGAGGCAGAGGAATCGAGTGCGCCTGTTTAGGGAAATCAGATAAGAGGACGATCTGATTGGGCGTACTCTGTGAAGGGGGGTTGAGAGCTTTCGTATCGTATGAGCAGTTGCCTGTTCCTTCGGGGCATTCTTCCCCCCTTCTTTACTTCTAGGAATATACGGTGAAAATAGTAGGATTCTTGCAAAACTATAACAATGTAGACAATGGCTTTTTGTCGCAGTGTCTGTACTCAATGCGTAGGGTATGCGATGAGATTGTCGTCTATGACGATGGCTCAAGTGAGCTTGTTTCGCCTCTCTATGAGGACTTTGGCTGCGTGACCCTATATAGCCCCCGCAACGAGTTTCAGCGAGAGCTATACCACAAGCAGGAATTGCTCTCCGTGGCAATGCGAATGGCTCCCGATTGGATTTGTTGGTTCGATACGGACGCTATATTGGGGAGGCATTGGGAGGATAGGGATAGGGCTGTAGAGACACTTGAGCAGACCGAGAGTCAGGGAATAGTTTTGTTGCATCTTCATAATCTGAACTTGTGGAGATCGGATAAATATTATCGAACTGACAATTCATTTAATGACCTTTGGCACGGTGTTTTTTGGAAAAACACAGGGCAATTGCATTATCGCCCCGTAGGGAAATTGCACCAAAAGCAGTTCCCACACTTTTACCATAATGATGACGAAGTGCAGACGGTAACGTCAAAGTTTCCCGATGATGATGGGAAATTGATACATCTTGGATTTGCCTCTGATGATGAGATAGCAAAAAAATACTTTGCATATAGAGACCAAGGACAGGACGGATGGGCGTTAGACAGGCTCGTCACGGAAGATGCAGATCTCGCACTAGTCCAAGTAGAGCGAGAGTGGTTGCCTGAGTGGTACTTGGGAGATTGCTTACATACTACGGGTGCTGATGTGGACTTGAGTCCGGTGTTTGATCCAGAGACTATGAGGGGGTATGGTAGCTATAAAGAGTGGAGAGAAAGAAAATAAGATGGCAAAGGCCATTGGGAGTTTCTTGGCGATATATGTAATGGCGGTGGTTGCTTGGATAGTATTTTACACATCGCAGAGTATTGCATTGAAGATTCTTAGTTGGATTGCAGTGTGAGAGTAGGAATTGTCCATCCAGATAGTGGGTGGATTCTCACTTCCATTGCCAAGAAAATAGCGGCATGTAGCGAAGTGTTCTCACTGCACACCAACGAAATACCAACAGACTTAGATGCCTACTATTATGTAGATGTTCAGAATTGTTGGAACCCACTAATAAGACGGAGACTAAATAACGCTACACATATTGGGATGTTCACGCATCTTGATGGTGATGACATAAGCTCATTTAGGGGTGGGTGGGATGATCTTGATGGCATTGTGCATATGTGCAATAGATACCACCAAGTATTCTTGAGAGAGAAGTGGTACAATGAAGATCAAATGATTGTTTGTCCCCCCGGTGATGTCAGGGACTTTAGACTCCGTCCCTTGATCTTGGGTGTGGCGCAACGTGGGGGGTTTGAGGGCAAGGGAGATGGATTTTTACAAAAAGTTTGGAGCAGTGGGATGCCTTCCGATTTAAGAGATCACTTCTCACTGCTGTTTAAGGGTAAGGGTTGGGATGTCTCGTCTTTCGAGGGGCATAATATTTTTACTGATGAAAACGAAGACTATGACTCATATCAGTCATTCTACCACACCATAGACTATCTACTAATCCCTTCCTTATGGGAGGGTGGTCCTATGGCATTACTTGAGGCGTTGGCTTGTGGAGTTCCAGTGATAGCGGCTGACGTTGGGTTTGTTCCCGACTTCTTGGGCAAGTCTGAGGATAATGATCATCATATGTTTGTGAGTGGTGATGCGGATGGGCTTAGAGAGATACTTATTAAGAAGGCTCTGGGGAGACTGTTTAATAGGAGGTACTTAGTCGATCATCTGTCGTGGGACAACTACGCAGGTCAGTTGTTGTCTTTTGTGGATCGGATAAAAAGGAATAAAGGCAAAGTATGATTATGCTTGATTTGGGTTGTGGCCCAAATAAGAATCAAGGATTTACAGGGATAGATCGTTGGGAGTTCGATGGCGTTGACATAGTGCGTGATCTGCGGAGGGGGTTGCCTTTTGCCGATAGTAGCATAGATGGGATAATGGCAAAGCACATACTGGAGCACTTTGACGGTGAGGATTTGATATTTATTGTTGATGAGATGTGGCGTGTCTGTAAGCATGGTGTAAAAGTGTATGTAGAAGTCCCTGCGCTTGGATCGCCTAATTGTGGCAAGGATTACACACATAAGAAAAAAGATTGGGATGAGTGGTCATTCCAGATGTGGGAAAAGAAGGATGGGGAATATATCATAGAGCGCGGCCCGATGTATGGCATAAGCGGCGAGTTCAAAACTGAGTATCAAAGAAACCCAGAAACAGAAAACGCGCACTATCAGCTAACAACAATTAAAGAAAAAGTTGTAGACCTATGAAATTTGATACGCGCACTGACGTTACTTGCTACACTATAATTTCACGCGATGTAAAACTATTGGATTGGTGCGTGACTAATGCGAGGGACAGGGCTGGATTTGATCACAAGTGGGTTATTGTTAATTGGATCAATGAGTCTGATGGCAATGGGCACGAGAAAATACATGAGTGGGTGAAGGGGCAAGAGTTATTGGGATATGATATAAAGTATGTCCCGTATCGTGCAACTGAGAAAAGATATAAAAAAGTTGAGCAACCAGATTGGCCTGTTGACTTTGGAACAGAACGCCCTACGCCAGTAGTTGATACGGGTTGGTTTTTGGAAAACCTATACGCTTGTTGGAATCTCGGCTACTCTGAGGCAAAGACGAAGTATGTAGCTCGTATGGGGAGTGACCAGTTTTTTAGCGATAACTGGCTTCGTGCGTTAGTTGAGTGTGAGCGGAAGCATCCAAATGGGGTGTATCACTGTTGGACAGTCGAGTCTGATCTTGCGCGGAGTTCAAGGCATGAGACGAAGCAGTGGGGTCATACGCCCGATGACTTTGATGCAATAAGATTCGATTCGTATGCCAATAGTCAGATACATAGGTATGATAACGAGTTAGGGATACGGGGGGATATGTGCGGCTTGTACTATCGCCATCCATCAAGAGGCTCACAGAAAAGACCAGATGGAGTGACATGGCTCCAAGGAAAAAAACTATGGGAAGAGTTTGGGCCATTGTCGGATGAGGTAAACGAAGAAGGTGTTACTGGCGATGTTTCGTACATGGACAAGATTTATGATTCTGGAGTAGTTGGGTACCTATGCCCACGGTCGATCTCGTACCACCTTGTTCAAGGTGAGTCAAGGGACATGCAAAATAATCTTTAATGGAGGTGTTGATATGGGTAATGAAGTAAATGAAGTAGATGAAGTAGATGAAGTTGGCGCGCTCACCATAGACGGTGCCATAGAGGAATTGAAAATCAAGCAACAGGAGAGGCTCAATGTGATCGCAAATGCCGACCCAGTATACTGTAATATAGCGGGTCAAATACACGCGCTGACTGCTGTGAAAAATAAGGATGTTGAGTAAGTTGCAGTGATCGTACTTGCTCACGGCGCACAGACCATAACCGAGAATCTTGATTGTAGTCTTGGAGTGGAGATAGATGTGCGAGACTCTCAGGGTGCGCCTCGCCTATCGCGCGACCCCATCGTAGGAGATAATAGTGTAGGAGTGCTTGATTGGATCTTAAGGTATCCAAATTATAGCATGTATGCATTGAATATCAAGTCTGATGGAAACGAGCGAGTAATAGCTAATATTATGAACTCGACAGTGGGGGAAGATAGGTGGTTTGCTTTCAATATGCCGTACCCATGCAGGATGAGCTATGCGGCGTGGGGTGGTAATGTCATGGATAGATACAGTGATCTTGAGGAGGATGTAAGCCCTTACTCAACGAATTGTGGGATATGGTCTGATCGGTGGGAGTGGAATAAAAGAGAAAAAAATGATTTAATGATAAGCAAGATGCCATCGTCCAACTCTACTGGGAAGGTTCCTCATTACTATGTGTCACCGGAGCTTCACTTAGGGGCTGATGTTAAAAAGTGGGCGATAGGGGATGAGTCTTATCTACATGCTCATTGGAGGATGGTGAAAGACGATTCGCATTTTGTTGGGATTTGCACGGACTTCTACGAAGAGGCAAGGGAGTTTTTCAAATGAATATTCTGTCGAGTGTTGCTGGTTTGCTTACTGGAGACACGCTTGGGACAATAAAAAGTGTAGCTGAAAAGTTTATTGGAGATCCCAATGCTAAAAAAGAGTTTGACCTTGAGATGCAGAGGATTCTACAGGAAAAAGAAAATCAAGTAGAGCAGACGTTTAGACAGCGAATGACCATGACGCAAGAGGTTATCTCTGCTGAGATGGCACAGGGGGATAACTTTACCAAGCGCGCAAGGCCGACCGTGGTTTATTGGGGAATGGCTCTGATAACTATACATCACATAGTGAATATGTTCAGTGAAATACCAGAACTACCGGATCAATTCTGGATTGCATGGGGAGGCGTTGTGAGCGTCTGGGTTGTCGGTAGGAGCGCGGAAAAGTTTCGTGGAAAAGGGAAGGCTGAAGACAGTTCATTGATCAAGGCTATTAATGGATGAGCCGAAAAAGGCTTGTGCGTCTTTACTATCGTGATGATGGGTTTTCTGTATTCGTTAAGGACCGGGACAGGTTGGGAAACCAGAGAGTGCTTTTGTTTATAGATACGGGGCAAGAATTGAAAGTGAGCGAGGATGAGTTCAATAAAAGATACACAAAGTCTGATCTAAGGGTGTGGAGCCGCTATCCGTATACAATTGAAGGAAGTTGATAATGTTTGAGTTCAAAAAAAACATCGGCTTGTTGGTTTCAATGTACGACGAGGTAAGCACAGTATGCAACACCCTTACGAACGTAGTAAATGATTGTAAGTATGTTGGAATTGTTCAATCTGGAGATCGCAAGGCAGATGAGGTGGGTAGATTATTAACTTCTGCGGAAGCTGTATGCAAGTATAAGACGCTTAAGTATTTAGGGGAAAATGGATCGGGTTGGGAGCTAACCTCAAAGGCGGTATGCAGAAATTATTCTCATCTGTTTGGGGGCTACAAAAAGGCGAATGTCGGCGAAGCAATAAATGTAGATTACTTGGTTTGTATTACGGGTGGTACATTGCTTTGGAATTTGTGGGGGATAGATACAATTATAGATGCCATGATTGAAAAAGGATGTAGTGTAGGTTGCTCAAGGGCATTGGGTCAGTCTTTCCATCGTGCGGATCTTACATTGGATCACTTTGAGTCTGGAGGCGAGGGGGGAGGTAGGCTACAAGATTCATCTAATGATGATTTTCTGCCGCAGATGTTTATTGTCGGCAAGGATTTAGTAGATGCGTTTAGTGGCATTCAAGTGACGAATAAGTGGTGCTCGGAGCAGTGTTTGGCTGATGTAATGAATAAACATAAAGGATTGCCTTATGTTTTTTCGTGGGAGGCATTTGGGTTTGCCGATGGAGTTGTATACAACTATGCAAGCGATGAGATGTACTCGCAGTGACCCAAGGGTTTTCGGGTGGGTCCATCATATGGCATAAAAACTACGTAGTAAAAGTAGCGGCTGGCCCCGAGCAGAATCAAAAGGTAGAGAACGAGATCTTACGTATTCGATATATGGCGCGTGAGTTCAGCAATTTATTTGATGTGCCGCATATTATCCGTAGCTATGTAAACGAGCGGGGTGCGTTGTGCTACGAGATGGGGCGCATTGATGTTCCGCGCTTGGAGGACATTTTACCAGACATGGGCCATGAAGATGTGGTGATCGTGGCGAATAAGCTGTCTTGTGTAATCAACCAATTTTCTGCGAATGCTCCACTCGACGGTCAGCAAGATAGTGAGAATGAATTTATCAAGCACAAATTGCACCGAGCCTGTGAATACGTAGGCGATTACAATTGGCCCAAGGCAGATGAGTACGCTAAGCTAGTTGAATTGGTAGACCTTACATCCACACAAAAGCCCACATTCTCGCACGGCGATATGGCTATGGACAACATCTTTTACGATGGAACCAGAATTACGTTAATTGATCCACTTTGCCAAGAGTTCGACAATTTCTATTGGGATGTGGCTAAGCTGATGCAAAGCACCTTGTGCCACTGGAAAGAGGTGCGCTCAGCTATTGCCATACGGCCTCCCTTGCGGAAGCAGTTGCGTTTTGCCGAGGTGGTCTTGGACAACGTGGAGTGCTGTAAGCATAGATTAGTCTTATATCTGGCAACGACACTATCCCGAATCATACCCTATTGCCACACATCTATTCAGCAATTTCAATTACTCAGCATGGCTGTAACGCTACTAAAACAATATCTTAAAGGAAGCCCCCTCAGACCCAAAGGACTATTGATGTGAAAAAAATAGGCTACAAAAAAAGGACATTTACAGAGGGGCCTTACCCACTACCCCACTCTATAGATGGGGAGCAGATGCCGCCCGATGGGACAAAGCAACCCGATTGTGATGATCGGGGGATGATGACCTCTAAGCCTATTGGGGTGTCTTATCCTGACGGACAGGACTTTGGGCCTTTTGTGCATCATATCGCCGAGGGGTTGTTTCATTCGTTTGATTTGGATTTCAAGCATGAGATCCCGTACTCAGCGGGGGGTGTTCATCCTCATACGGGGATTCTCCTATTTGCCTTAGCCCTTAATGTGCATCCCGATGTTATAATTGAAACGGGCACTTTTTACGGGTATTCCACATTGTTTCTAGCAAAAGCGTGTGAAACTTGGGGGAAGGGCAAGGTTTACAGCTTCGACCCCGAAGACAAGCTTATTGCTCCTGAGATTATGAATCATCCCTACGTGGAGTGCATCAAAGAGCGTAGTGACACGGGTGGGTTGCAGAATCTTTTGGATAAAGTAAAACAGGTAGATTTTGCATTAATTGACTCATGGAAACGATTGGCCCTGTACGAGTTCCTTATGATTGAGCCTTACATCGTAGAGGGCGGGGTGGTGGTTTTTCACGACACGCAATTTCTCAATACGGGTGAAGAGTTACATAGGATTATTGAGAAAAGTTTTCCGCAATATGACACTATGTTATTTACAGGAACGCCGAGCGAAGATGACCCGCACAGCTACTTTGGGAATGCCGACGATAGGGGCTTGTATGTCATTCGGAAGAAAATGGAAGACCCCTTTCAGAATGTGAGCGATGCGTCTACTGCGGATTTTGGCGCGAAGCAGGTTATGTTGCACACTTCATATCATGCAATAGAAGACTTATTTGACATGCCGTCGCCCGACCCTGATAGCCACACGAAGGAGGAGTGAGGAGGATGCTAACTCTCATTTTGCCTATTGCGGGAGAGGGTAGTCGATTTAGTGCGGAGGGATATAAGGAGCCTAAGCCCTTTATTGATGTTATGGGTAGGGCTATGATAGATCGGGCTATAGGTAATCTTCCCATAGCGGACAAGACAGTTGTAGTGTATCGTGGTGAGCATGAGGAGTGGGTACAGCATTGGTTTAAAACGTCAACTTTTTTGCCCGATGATGTTATAGGGGTTCCTTTGCCTCATCTGACGAGTGGTGCCGCTTGTACTGTGTTGGCGGCGAAGGATGATATAGGAGCAGACGATGAGGTGGTCATTGCCGATCCCGATCAATTATTAGATTGGGTACCAGAGCATTTTCTTTCGTTCGCAAGGAGAAATGAGGCTAATGGATCAATGACCGTATTCAGAGGAAGGCAATCTAATTGGTCGTATGCTTATTTTGATACGGATATGAGGGTTGAGTCTGTGATTGAAAAAGTTCCCATTACAAGCGATGCGATAGCAGGAGTTCGTTACTTTTGCAGTGGCGGGAGGCTAATGGATGATTTAGAAGAGTTAGTCAGTGAACCTGTGGTGGGTGAGTATCATTTAGGCTCTGTATATAATGTAATGATACAACGAGGAGATCTGGTGTTGGCTTACCCTGTGCCGCGTGTTTTTCCTATGGGAACGCCTGTCGAGTTAGAGAGCACTATCGCAAACTGCTCACTCATAGAACAGACCCACATCCATTTGTATGACTAAATGATCGCTCTCGCTGTGAGTATGTATGATGAGGTGGATTGTATGGTCAAGAATCTTGATAGGTGGGGAAGTGCGTTTTCGCACATAGAGCTAGTTCAATCTGGCGTAGACCCTTACCCCCTCATTGAAGAGAGACTGCGGCGGCATCCCAAGGGGGTGTATACTCGTTTCCCTAATTTAGATGTGAGGGAAAATCAAGATGCAAAAGCGGAGCGACTTGATGTAGGCGCAAGATCAATGGCTCGTAACTTTTCTTGTGGTTTTAAGGGGATTGCTCAAAATAATAATATTGCCTATGCTGTTGGAATTACAGGCGATACTGAGTTCGTGCATCTTGATGGTATAAGTAGGATAATTGACCGTATGGGGGATAGCGATATAGCAGTATCAAGGGCTATGGGGCAGAATTTCCACGCCTCCCATTGGACGGAAGAGGACATGCTTAATCCTAATCATAAGGGTGAAGGTAGATTTCAAGATCATTCTAATGGGGACTTTATGCCTCAGTTATTTATAGCCAAAGCTGATATTGTCAGTAGATTAAGTAGTGTAGAAGTAACCAATCGTTGGTGCTTTGAGCAATGTTTGGGGGATTCTGTTTTGGGAACAAAGAAGCACGTTTTTTCTCCGACAGCTTATGGTTTTAATGATGGGATAAGGTACCATCATCCGTCTCCGAAGGGGTGGGAGCACACATGAAAATATATCTATGCGATCTAACGCATGATGGTGGATCTGAGGTGGTTCCATATGCTATAGCCTGTATTGGTAGTTATGCGGCGAAGCACTTGGGGGCTGAAGTGCAAATATTTAAGAGCGTGGTAAGTTTAGAAAAAGCTATGGAACAGCCCCCTGATGTTATGGGCTTTTCTAACTACATGTGGAATACCACACTCTCTGTAGAGATTGCGCGACTAATAAAGAAAGCCCACCCAGAAATTTTGATGGTCGGGGGTGGTCCTGAGTTCCCATTAGAGATGGATATCCGTGAGGTGTGGTTGTCGGAGCGTCCTTATGACTTCTATATAGAGGGCGAGGGTGAGTGTGCTTTCGCAGAATTAGTCAATCAGTTTGTTAGTGCGGGCGGTGACGTAGGCAAGATGCCGGGAGTATTCGGACATAATCGCGTGATGAGTATGGACGAAACCCCCTCCCCCTACCTAAATGGTATGCTGGATGAGTTTTTAGCTGATCCCAAGCTCACCCCCATCATGGAGTCGAATAGGGGCTGTCCCTTTTCCTGTACTTTTTGCGTGGACGGGGAGCAGTCGCGTAGTAAGGTTCATAAGTATGAGACACAGCGATTAATTGATGAACTCACATACATTGCTCAGCGATATAAAGGAAAGACGCTTTTCTTTGCTGATGCAAATTTCGGTATGTTCAAGGAGGATGTTGTGTTTAGCGAGGCCGTGCGGGAGATACAAGCCGAATATGGCTTCCCGCAATACATAAACACCTCTACGGGTAAAAACAATAAAGTTAGAGTAATGGAGGTTTCTGCCAATATGGGGGGTGCGCTTCGCATTGCCGCATCGGTACAGTCATTAGATGCTGACGTATTGTCTAAGATTGCTCGTAAAAACATATCGCACGACGAGATGGTTGGGATGTCGAACACTCTACAGAGTGGCAAGGCGAATACTTACTCGGAGTTGATCTTGGGATTGCCTGGAGACACCAAGGAAAAGCACTCCGAAGGAATTTGTGAGTTGGTGGACATAGGCTTTGATCAGATCCGTATGCACCAACTTAATTTACTGAATGGCAGTCAGCTAGGTACAACAGCCGAGCAGGAAAAATACGGCATCGAGTACAAAACGCGAATACTACAACGGTCTTTTGGGGTGTATTCATTTTATGGTGATGAGCATTGTATAGCTGAGACTGAAGAGATTGTAGTTAGTCATAATGATATGACTTACGATGATTACACTTGGTGTAGAGGCTTTGGGTTGACAGTGGCATTATTTTACAATGAGCGCATTTTCTTTGAGCTAAGCCAGATGATGAAGGCTTTGGGTGAGAAGTATTCCGACTTCCTTCTTTACTTACATCAGTCAATATTGGATAAGGATGCACCAAGTGAGATTGTGGAAATTTATGACGAGTTTTTTAGTGGCGCGGAAGATGAATTTAGTAACCAAGTGTCCAAAGAGGGTATTGAAAATGGGACAATTGGTAATAATCTACTATATAATGCTCAAGGCAGTCTTATGTTTTACAACGCCCACCTTCTCAATGACTTTGTCTACAGGCTAGCACGAACATACCTATCCCACCTTGGAAAAGAGCAAGTTGATTATCTCTTAGATTTGCAAGACTATTGCCATCTCAAAAAGGGTTATCTCTCACGATTAGATGAAGTAGATACGGGGGAGTTCTCTTATGATTTTGTGGGACTAGAAGAGGCGGGGTTTGCTGAGATCCCGAAATTGGGGTCATCGCCTTATAAGTTGAAATTTGCTTATGAGGATTGGCAAAAAGAGTTCTTCACTTCGCAGTTAGAACTGTTTGGCACCACACCGCAGGGGTTGGGCAAGCTTGTTGCCCGAAGTCCTATGAAGCACACCTATCGGCACATAGAGGGGGTATAGTGAGGACATTTGGCGATATGGTTGACGAACTGGCAATTGTAGACCTAAAGTTGCACCACTTCAAAATCAAAGACAAGAAAGACGCCGTTGAGGCACTAGAAGGGGATGCCAGCGACCTAAGAGAAGAGATTACTCGCCTAATGATGGACGCTACGGCTGGCCTTGTGAATCCACAGCAAAAGTGGCGCATACGATACCACGACCACAAGGACCACGAGTCGGAAGACCAATCTGTCCCCGAGACTATTGGGGACTGTATTAGTCGGCTTGTTGTTATCCACAGCACCTACTGGCAACTCCAGACCCATGTCCAAGGATTAAAAAAAGAAATGGTCAACATAGGGGCTACCACAGAGACCACTGACTCTTATAAGTCTACGCTTGAGGACTTTAAAGACACACAACGAGCGATAGACCTACAAAACCAGTTTCGGAATGATGTTGTGCGACAACTCGACAAGCTATTCGCGGGGATGTGCCAATGCCTCTAAGTGTGTACTCAACGAGCAAGCCCGTCCACCACACCGACAGGATGGAGGCCCTTCGCTCTGGGAAACAGCCGTATCCGGTGCATGTGGAAATTATTATATCTGATTTCTGCAATCACGACTGCGGATTCTGTGCATATAGGATGTCTGGATATACCTCTAATCAGCTATTCCAAATAGAAGAGGGGCAGTCAAGAAAGGCGCGTAATCCAAGAAGGATGATCCCTAAAGAGAAGGTGTTTGAGATACTAGACGATTGCAAGAAAATGGATGTAAAGGCTATTCAGTTCACTGGAGGCGGGGAGCCTACCGTGCATCCCGATTTCGTGGAGATAGCTAAGTACGCGCAAGATTTAGGATTTGACACGGCACTAATAACTAATGGGAATATGCTTCATAGGGTGGATCAGAGGGAAGTTATTCGCAATATGACATGGATGAGGGTGTCTATAGATGCCGCCAATGCTGATCACTACTCGGAGGAGAGGGGTGTTGGTACTAAGTCTTGGGATAGGATGCTTTCGGGAGTTCGTAGTCTTGTGGAAGAGTGTAAGGATCAGGGTGAGCGTCCAGTAATTGGAGCGGGATTTGTAGTGACTCCGAGAAATTGGACTCAAATTCACGATGCCGTAAAGCTCTATAAGGAAATTGGATTCGACAATGTGAGATTGGGTTTAATGTTTAATCCAGATAATGCCGATCCTTTTGAGGATTGCAAGCACGATATGGGCTATATCGCAGTAAGGGCGGTTGAAGATTTCAGCGATAGTAAATTTTCAGTAATCAATAGAGTGTCGGAAAAGCACGGCGAGCTTGAAAAAGGTACTCCAGATTTTGAATTTTGCTCATATCAGCACTTTACAACCTATATCGGCGGCGACTTAAATGTATATAGATGCTGTGTTTACGCGTATAATCTGCATGGATTAGTTGGGTCGCTAAAGGAGCAGTCTTTCAAGCAGATGTGGGACTCTAAGCATAAGCATGATGACTTCGACCAATTCAACCCGCAAGAGTGTGAGCGTTGTCAGTTTACTGAGATTATTGAAAACACCAACAAGGAAATCAATTCAAGCGATCCGTTGCCCATAGGCGAAGATCCTGTGCATGTGAATTTTACTTAAATTTTCATTCAATGAAAAAGTAAAGGTGTTTTGTAATAGGGCTATAGTCTGTTACAAAACACCTTTTTTTGTTATACTTTACACTACATTTCCGTGGGAACTGTAGTCGCACCGATAATACACTATATAAAGGAGGGCTATCCGATGCTTGATTCAGTTAAAGAAGCCATTAATGATATTTGTATTGAGTGCGGTGAGGAGGACGTTGATATACAGGACAATCCAAAGTCTCCGTCTTCTAAGGGGTCTTTTAATGTTGTTGTGTCAGTGGAGGCACGGGCTGATTTAGTGAAGAAGGGTTGGAGTCATAGGGGGGTCGTTGGCGCAAATATATACTTTTTGAAGGGCGCGGAAAAGATTGTGGCAAAAGAAGAGAAGAAAGTGGTGAAATCCGCGTCTAAGAAGTTGACGAGTAGGAAAAAGTAAATGTCTCGCAATGCTACGTTAGATCTAGAGTTGTCGGTGGATTGCTATGCTACTTTTGAGCGGATCAGCGCGTATGTCCCTTGGCTTACGTTTAACTCCACGACTCGCCCCACGAAGAAACAGGTATTGACTATATATACTAGAGACTCATTTGATGTGATGAATGGGGTTCTGGCAGAGATGGGTTATGTTACGCCTGTCCCTTCTTCGGTAAACTCCACTACTTCAGGTACTTTGGGCAAGATACATGCGATGGACGTTGCGGCTCAAGTGGACATAGCGGCAAGGGGTGGCAATGCACAAGTGTCGGCGCAGGGCGCGGCTTTGCAGGAGCAGAGGAACTTGCTTTGGCAGTCATTCCAGCGAGGTCAGATCGCCATTACGGACGCTACAAGGGAGGGCGCGTACAGATTGCGTCCCGCTGAGCAAAAGCCGCAGAGTAGGTTTTTTGTGGTGGGTGGAGATGAGCAAGATCCAGTTTTTACAAGGGATAAGAAGTTCTAATGGCGTGGGGTGTGGTACTTAGGGTGGCGGCGAGGTTTGCGGCTAGGCCTGCTGCGCGCTCTATGATGGGAGATGTGGCTGGCTCGTTGCTGTCGATGGGCGGTGGATCGGCGCAGGGGGGGCAACCAAACACCAACCTATCTATTACGGCAAGCGTAGACGCAAGTGCCGCTCTTGCCGCTAATAAGATTAGGTTGGATCGCCTCTCTGATATGTCACCAGTGTGGGAATACATCGCCGATGATTTTGCAACAAAAGAGGGGACAGTTTTTAAGCGGGGCGGGGCCAATTCCAGTTATAATAAATGGGCACCATTAAAGCAATCTACGATAGATAGAAAGAAGTCCTCTCCGTATAAAAAAAATGCAAGTAGGATATTGGTTCGGTCGGGAAATTTGCGCGCTTCTTTGACGCAGAGAGGGCATTCCAATTTCATTTTTAGGTCTAATAGAAGATATATGGAAATTGGAACTAGTGTAAAATACGCAGGGATACATGACGCGGGAAATCCGCAGGGTGGGTTGCCTCAAAGAACGCTAATAAGGATTCCAGACACGGCGAGGAAAAAGTGGAATAGTGCGATACTTAGGCACTTGGTTAATACGAAGTCGTTCGGATTTGAGAGGTTAGGGTAGTGGCGGGCAAGCGGGACATAGCGTGGGTGGCTGATCAGGTAGTCACCACCATGCAAAGTAAGCTTGTGGCAAAGATTGACTCATTGGATGCCGAGTACAACGACGGGATAATACTTGAGGACATACCCAATGATTTGATGTTTACATCGGAAAAAATTAATCCAGTAGGATTTCCTTTGTTTGCCGTGCTTGGAGAGAGAACAGACCTACACCCATTTGACGGCCAAGAAAGATATGGGTTGGAGCATCATTTCTTGACTGTAGCCGTCGCTTTGATAAGCAGGGGTGAGCCAGAAGAAATCTTGAGTCGTAGGACAAAGCGAACTGTGAGAGCAGTGGAGGAAGTTCTAATAGAGAACAGGACATTATTATCCGAGGTGAATGACGTTATTCTTTTGGATAAAGAGTACTCCCCAATTGTAGCAGAAGAAAACAACCCCAATTTCATGCAAGAAGGTCAGATTCGTATCCGAGTAGAAACCATGTAGAGGAGGGCAAAAATGCCTAAATTTAGATATGAGGGACAGGAGGCGGCTCGTTATGGGTCGCGCCTTGTTGAGCCGGGGCAGATTTTGGAGATGCCCTCTGCGCCCAACAAGAACTACAAACCTGTTAAGGATGTTAAGGCGAGGGTGAAGAAGGAATCGGCGGCTTCCGCTATTAATAGTCAAGGAGAAGGCACAGATGAAAAGAAATAATCTTATCGTTGGTGGCGCGGGTGAGCTTTTTCCTGGCTCACAGACCGTCATATATGTCGGCCAAGAAACTGGGGGCTACGGCGTGACTGCCCGTATTAATGGTGTTAATGCCATGCGTACTCTGTCGGAGACGTTTACTGGAGCAGAAGAGCGCGAGCCTCGTCCCGATAGGTCTGGTAGCGCGGATCACTTGGAGCGTTACGTTGGCCGCAAGAGTGCAGAGTTTGAGATTACAAAGCTCATCCTACCTTCTGGGTCGGCGACAACTGAGCCAGATGATACTCACTTGTGGGAGAATTTGTTCGGCCATGTGTCTGTAGGTGCTACGAGCATTGAGTATATACAAGCTACGGCGCATACGGCTTCTCTATCTATTCGGCGTGGTATTCGCACTGGCGGTGGCGGTGGTCTTGCTGAGTTGCAGGAGCATGTCCGTGGGGCGATTGTCAATGGTGCAGAGATAGCTTGGGGCGCAAATGGCAATAATGGGCTTGGTCAAGTCACGTTTCGCGGACAAGCCAAAGATTACGGCTATACTGGCAATACGTCTGTTGGTACTGGATATACCAGCATTGCAACGGGCGCGGGTTCGTTTAGAGTGGATAATGCCAAGGAGTTGACTGTTGGGTCAGTGTTCCAGCTCGTCGATAACTCCAATTTCGCCAGTACGAATACGGGTGGTGGTTCTGGTATCGCAGTCGATACTGTAAACTACACCTCGAATGTTATTAGTTATTCGGAGACGCTCAGTGCGACTACTTCGTCGGGCAAGGTTGTTGCCCCTTACAATCCCACTGAAAGCACTGCGGGTTCGCCCCTCCATGCGCGTATTGGATTCTTGTCGCTCAATGGAAACACTTCAAAAATAGATCATCTTGGCGGCACTGTTTCCATAGAGGATAATCGCGCATTGCTGAACGAAGAGGTTGGTTACGATTCGGCATCTCGCGTCATGCGTAATGATCGCCGTAATGTTTCTTTTACTTTGGATTTCATACTTAAAAAGGATGAAGTGACGAAGTTACTGGGTAACATGGTCACTAATACTTCGGCAGATATTGAAGTCAATATTGGCGATCAATCCAATAAGACGATGAAAATCGAAATGAAGAAAGCCGAGTGGGACTTTACCTCGCTTGACGTTCCAGAGCAAGAGGCTGTCAGAATTTCTATGTCGGGCCGCGCTTATGGGACCAACGGTAACGATTCACTCAAAGTTCGCTTCATGTAATAATGATAGACTGCTTATTAGTTGTATTTATTTCGGCCACCACGGAGTTGGGGATCGTCCTCACTCATGTCTGGGCATCGCCAAGCCATGAGCACTTTTCACAACAATCGTGGTGGCCGAAGTTAAATAAGCTAAAAAAGTGGAACTGGTACCATCTTGCTAGTTTCGCGGGGCATTGGCCTATCCAGTTTGGTCTTTGGTATTTCAGCCAGACACCTTGGTGGGTTTTAGTTGTTATGGCTATTGCCAGTAAGGCAGTTTGGTATATTGCAAAGCGTGTAAATAACAAATCACATTGGGGATCAAACCCCTTCGACTGAGGAATAACATGGCCCTAAGAATTAGTAGGAAAGAGCGCACCTACATCCCTAAGTGGGGCCAAAACGACGAGCTACCAGAAAATGAGCAAATATCATTAACTTTTAAGCCACTAACTGTTGAGGATATGTTTACAGTTCAGAAGGCTACGAAGGTAAACCTTTTTGGGGGTCTTTCCGTAGACGAGGATGATCCAGACTCGTTTAATAAGTATTGGAAACTTCTCAAGGAAGTTTTGACGGCATATACGTCTGATTATAAAAATGTTATTGTTGACGATGCTGAGCTAACCGATCCATCGTCTGTAGTGGCGGCGTTGGGCGCAGATCACATGGACTTGGTAAACGATATATTTAATCATGTGGTTAGCGTCTCGACAGGGACAAATGAAGAAGCAAAAAACTCAGAAGCGGAG